GTGCATTGTGGTGCAGTGAGTGTTTGTGTTTCATCAATGAGTGTTGTATTCCCACATGAGTAAACCTGGTCTCCAGAACTAACTGAGAAAGTTTGTCCTGGATTATAGGGGGTATCATAAGTTCCATTCTTTCTTTTCACTATGGTCTGATCTGATGTTGCCCATGTTCTTCCATCTCCACCCTGGCTTCCGTTTGGAGCAGCAAGATATCCTGTTCCCGACTGATCCATAACTACACCAGAAACCTGACCGTTGTTAATAAATGCTCTTCCATATGCTCCGCTTCCATTTCCACATCCATCAATAAAGTTAACAAATGGTGGCGTGGTGTACCCAGAACCAGGAGTAATAATATCAACACCCAGTATATCCCCAACTGCGCTTATGATTGCATTGGCTGTTGCACCAGACCCACCACCACCATAAAATTCTACAGTTGGTGGTCCACAGAATAATGGACCAACACCACAAGGACCATCAGAATTAAGAGCATCAAATACATCCATAAAATCTAAATCAAAATCAAATCTGTCTGGATCAATTGCCTGAGTAACTGTGCTTGCTACCGTTTGTACTTTGTTTACAAGTGAATTTAAATCAATGGTAGGAACGGAACTACTACCAGTCCAAATGCTCCACTCTTTTGTTTCAGAACATGATGGTTCTTCTTCGCAAGAGAGAAATGAAAGAACATCAGTAACAAAATCTAAGATGCCTCCAGCAATATCAAAGGCACCTCCTACAAGTGCTTTTACTGGACCTAAAATTGCACTCACGGATGATGTAATTAGTCCAGCAAGTTTTCCTACAAGAGAACCAACAAAATTTTCTATAGCACATAATGGAGTTGTGATAAAACGATCAACTGCAGCACGTAAAAAGTTGCCGATCATCTTTAAAAGATTGCTTATAATCTTTCTAAACAAACATGCAATCAAATCATTTGCCGTTTCTACTGCTTTTTTAAGCTGAGGTCTTTGATTTGGAAACAAAAGATAATAAGTATCTTTCATTGTATTGTTAATTTTGTTCGTCGTATATTTTTGAACTTCATTAATCAACCATTTCATACCACTAGAAATGAATTCTGTAGCTTTAGCAATTGCCTTTTGGATATCGCCTTCAATATTATTAATCTTGGTTGAAACTTTTGTTTCCCAATCACTTGCAGTTTTTTTAATTCTTTCAATATCAGCAATCAGATTTTTAATTTCTCTCTGAATTGCTCCCAATGGAACTTTTTCGCAAGTTGATGGATTTGGGGTTGGATTTTTTACCTCTGCGTTAGTTTTCTGTTCTTTAGATGCACCATCTTTTTTCTCACCACTAATGCTTTCCTGAATTCCAACGTTGCTTGGTGGTTGAGTTGACCCAACTTGAGTTCCTACTGGTTGTTCTTTAGTGGTATTTAAAGAAAACCTAGAGACAGTATCAGTGTTTGTATATCCACTAAAAGGAAAAAATGCTATATCAGTATCATCTTGTTTTGCTAGTGCCGTGTATTGATTTGTTCCTAGCACACCCATAATTACTGGTTGCTGAGCATCTTCTCCATCTATAAAGAAACCAAAAACAAAATTACCTTGACGAAGAGCAGCGTTCGACCAAGTTCCAGCACCGCCTCCACCAGCAGTGACTGGATACATTACCGATGCCCAAGGAAGTTGATCATCAGTTAGTTCTTTTTTGTTCGCTGTATGGTAACCCATAATGCGAACTTTATATCGCTCACCAAATCCTCTCTGGTCCGCTGTTGTTGATGTTCTATATCCAGGAATATTACCTGCCCACTTTTGTTCAGATACTATCTGACCAACCCACCAAATAAATCCATCACGACCAACAAAGTGTCTTTTAAAAAGTCCTTGTTCAATCATTAGTCGTCATACACTCGGCATTCAAGAGCATCTGGATGAGCATCGCAATAGAGTTCTAAAGGAGTTGGATCGTGACTATCATCAGGATGATTTGTCTGATATTGCTCTAATGCACCTAGTTCATCTTCTAGGTGACGACGACGTTGACTACTTGTGCTTGGATTATCCAGTTCATCACGATCATCGTTAATATGTTGCTGAAGTGTTCTGTCCATGTGACTTAAAACGATTTTCTACCGAAGGTGTCTCTTACAAGAGTTAAACTTGTAAAGGTGTTTCTTGTTGTAACCCGGTGACACAAACTTGATATCATATATATACCACCACTTGACTTGTTTGTATCTTTGTTATTATCTATGGTAAGTCCAGGAAAGTCGCAATAAATCATCTGCCCTGCTTTTAAACTAAAATCACCAGGGATCATAATGTTAATCTTAATGGTGAACATTTGATTGTATCTCATAATCGACTGGACCATTGTATTTGTTGCATCATAAGTCGGATCAAAGGGAGTGTTTTTCCAGTTGCTTAATTGATCATCAATACCTTTACCAGATGGAAGTGCTCCAACGTCTAAAACATGGCTCATCAATCTAGATACTGGTTTCCGAAATTCTTCAGCAACATAAAGAATATCTTGTTTTCCTGCATTAACAATTTTATCTTTTTGGTAATCATCCACATTAAAGTTTCTCACACGATATCCCATTGAATAAAAATCAAAGAAGATACTACGATTAGAATAAGTTCCCAGAGTTAAATTCTGCTGAAGATCAATATCTCTTTCAATTCGATAAGAAAGTATTTTCCCATCATACTCCCCTGACGATGGTATATCTGCCGTGTTGTTGAAGATATATTTCTTTATTGGTTTTTGTTCGAATAACTTATCAATTGATTTGAATTTAAATCCATCATAGTTTTCATAAAACAAGTATCCAGCAGTTCCACCTTTGGATGATTTTCCATTGATGCTTAACTCAGGAACAGACTTTGATGCTAACCAAGTACCAATATAAAAAGGTTTTCTATCATTTCCAATAAAGTTATAATTAATCAGAGTTGTATCCAATTCAATATTCTTCTGAGTGTTCAAACCTTTCTTATCAGTAAGAATTGCTCGAATACTATCAGAAATCTTTCCATCATATCTTTTTACAACTCTTGATTGTTCATTTGCAATAAATTCACGAGTTGATAAATCAATAGAATAAACATCTTTTTGGGTTCCTGGATCTATATCACGAACACGATTTACATAAAAAGATTTAGCTTCTTTAAAGGAAAGTTTATTTGGAACTGGTTGATTATCTTCAAACTCAAGTATCGTTTGTTCTCCACCACGAATTGGAAGAGTATCAATAATTCCAGTTGGTGTTAATTGATCTCCTAGAGTTTTATCAGTAAGTCCAGTTTCAACGATTACTACACTTGCAGAAACTGAATTGGATAAAACATTTTCATAATACTTAAGTTCAACTGCACCTGCAGACATATCTACAGATTGAGCTTTGTTCTTTGCTTGGTAGATTTGAAATCTACTAATATTACCAGCTCTTGTTGCAGTATTATTCGCCTTTTATACTTGCTTGTATAAAAATCCTATCAATTGAGATTGATAATAACTATTTAATGCTTCTCTCTTGGAAAGTCCAACGGGGATAACACCTCCACCACCACCGCCAGATACCATAGGCGGTATAGCACCTCCTCCCATAGGAATAGGAATTGGAACGACTTGTTGCTGACCTTCATATGATGCCTGCTGCATAATCTGTTTTGCTTTTTGATTTAAAGATTGTGTTGGTTGTGTGGGAACTTGTGCTATCTGATTAGAAGGAATTGCGCCACCAGGTCCTCCTTTATACTGAAAAGTATTACCACCAAATATAGAACCAATAGATCTTAGATATTCTAAAGGATTAACAGTTCCAGAAAATCCAGATGTTCCTGGGTTTCTGTATTCAAGGTGAGTAACTCCTGTTGGACCAACTCCATGAGAAACAACTTGTCCTGGAGCGAGAATAGCACCTCTTTTTACAGCAGGATCTAATCTTCCAAGTTCTGCAAGTCTTTCAATTTTTCCGGTGGGAGTTAATATATCAATATAAGTGTAGTATCCACCAGGTTCATTACCTATATTAACAACTCTTCCTCCCAAGAATGTTATTTGTTTTGATCCAGAATACATTTGTATATCAACACCAGCGTGTTTTCTCCCAGGTCTTGGAGCTCCATAATATTGATTTCTGTAAGTATTTGTTTGATATTGCACCCCAACGTTTTGACTTGGGCCTGCTGTTAATCCTTGATATTTTTTCAATGCATTTTGATATCTACTTAAATATCCAGAAGTATGAACGTTTTGCTGAGAACCTCCAGGGAGAGAAGGCCAGGTTCCACGTAATTTTGCTGCAACCTGCATAGGATCTTTCTTTAAAGCATTTACAAGACCTCTTTCTCCATACCCATAAACAGCAGTTGCTAATCTCCAAGCCGCTATATCTTGATTTTCTGGAGTAAACGCTTTTGCTGGTTTATACTTATCCCAAGTAGTTGATAAGAACTGATATCTTCCTGCAGCATTACTAGTTCTACCGTCTGGTGTAGGTTCGTCTATTCTTGGGTGGTCGGCGTATCCACTAAAAGTCTTGCTTGGATAACGAGAATTATAATCCCCTTCTGCTCCAGCAATAGCATCCAATAACGCTTTACCTTCGGCAGGAATTGCTGCTGACGTAATTGCACCTCCACCGCCAGCACTAGGTCCAGCAGGTGGTTCTGGTGTTGGTGCTCCCAAGTCCTCTGGTTTTGGATTAATTTGGGACACTTTTCCGCTAATATTTCTGTAAATTTCTTTTCCTGCCCAATCACCAATTGCAGCACCAATCACCCCACCTAAAAATGTTCCAACACCAGGAATGGGAAGTGCAACCGTTCCAATCGCTCCGCCAATTGCAGCACCAAGAGATGCACCAACAGCACCAGCAACCGCATTATCCAACCTCTCTCCCATAGCAAGATCAATACCAATACCGATGAGGGCACCAATAAAAGGAATTTTTTTAAAGATACCAGAAACTTTACCTAAATGCTTTGCTCCTTTTTCACCAAATAATTTTTCAGCTCTTTTTACAAGAGATGCTGCTGGTCTACCACCAACAGCAGCAGCAGTTCTCTTTATTGTTCTTGGTAACCCTCTTCTTGTAACAGCACCAAGACCTCTCTTAGCAACACCAGTTGCTCTTGTAGAAGCAGCACCAGTAGCAAGTCCAGAAATATTTTTAAATGTTCCTTTAACAAAACCACTTAATGCTTTACCAGTTTTAAGTAATAAATTTTTTACACTTTTACCAAGTTTACTTAATAAATTTCCAGTGAGTTGAGCGGGACCTTTGAATAATTTGGTTCCTAATTTTGCAACGGTTTTAATTAAACCTTTTGAAGTATTCGTTAAAGAAATAACAGAAAACTTGATTAAATTAAAAACGTTATTAAATCCATCCAAAATATCATCAAGTGCTGCAAAAATAAAGTTTTTCTTAGATAAAAGAAAATTTAATAAACTACCAAGAAGAATACTTCCAAAAAAATTAAATACATTATCCAAAAAATTAAATTTAGGGAGAGTGGGTGTTTTAACTCCTTGCACCTTAGGAACTTTTGGTTTCTCTAATTTTTCTTCTTCCTTTTCTTTCTTTTCTTTCTCTTCTTTTTTTCTCTCTTCATTTATAGTTTTGCTCTTTTCTTTTTTCCTATCAATAAAAAATTGAACAAGATTGTTTAGTTTCTCGTTGATACCAACAAATTTTTTCTTTAAATTCTGAACATTAATATCACCATCTTCCTGACCACCAATTTGTTCGGATACTTCAGTAGGACTTTTTATGATTGTTGATATGGATTTAGGTCTAAGTTGTATTGATGATTTTCCAACTTTAACAAGTGCTCCACTTTTTTTACTCTTTCCAAACAAGGATTGAGTTGATATTTTTTTACCAACTAATTTTCCTGATTGTGTAGATGGTGGTAAGAGTGGTGTAGCCATATTATCCTACAACATTATAGATTGCTTTTACAACCAAGGTAGTCATATTATTTGGATCTTCAGACGAGAAAGAAGGTATCTCTCCTTGATTTGGGGCAGCAGAAGATGTTGGAACAGAAGTTTTAGGTGGTCCTCCTCCAATAGGAATTGGTAAAGGAACAATTCCACTCTTTCCTGGAGGAGTTGGTATTGAGGTTGATAATTTCTTTGCTGCTATTTGTGCTGCGGTTGTTCCTTGAGGTTTATTGAATAAAGTATCAAGAATAAGTGTGCTCTTAAAATTCACTGACCCCAAACCATATCCAGCAGAAACATTTTTTGGTGTAGAGGTTGGTGGTGGGGTTACTTTTACATTAATAGTAGTTCCAGTTTGATTTTGAGAACTTGAAGGAGGAGGACTTGAAACACCAGGCATACCCGGTGTTCCTGTTGCTCCAGTAGCACCTACCGAACCTGTTGTACCAGGAGTTCCTGAAGAACCAGATAGACCTGTTGCACCAGGAGTTCCTGAAGATCCCATAAGAAAGTTGTTTTGCTGAGGAATTCCATACTGCTGTACTAATTTAACGGTTGAAGGAACATTTCCATTTCCCGTCATCCCACTTTTCATTCCGACTTGTCCTCCACCTTGCATTGCTGTTATACCCATTTTACCAAACTTTGGTTTATTAGTTCCACCAGCCATCGCATTCATAGCAAGTAAATTATCTCTACCAAAAAAGTCTCCCGCCTTATTGCTCATCATTACTTCACCACTCTGAGCAGCAATCAGACGGTCATCTTTACCAAATCCACTAATTTTAATTCCAGAATTTTTCTTTATTTGTCCGCCACCTTCAAAAGAAATATCACCAACATTAACTACAGCACCACCACCTTCCTGCTGTTGAACTGGAAATGGAGTTGGAATTTGTGGTGGTCCTGGAATAGTCGGTATTTGTGGTGCATTAATTGGTTTTGCTCCTGGTATTAACCTAATAGCACTATTAATTTGTCCTATTAACCCACTTACTCCACTATTAATAGAATTGATTACAAAGTTAATTGGTGATACGAAGAAATTCCATAGGAACGATATGATATTATTTAAAAATCCTACAATACTATTTGCAAGACTTTTGAGTGGATTTAAAATAATCCCTGGATTTTTAAATACGGAGAGTAAAAAGTTAAGAGCAGAACCAAGTAAAATTGATAGAAAGAATTGTTTAATTCTATCAAAAAAACTTACAAATGGTTTTGATACTTTATCAAAAATTGCATTTGCTTTTTTACCACCTTCAAGTTCAGCTTCTCTTTTTTTCTTTTTGTCTACTTCTGCTTTTCTTCTTTTCTTTTCTTTTTCTTTTTTCTCTGCAGCATCTTCACTTCTAATAGAATTTAAAAGTTCATCAAGTTTATCATTAATATTATCCAACCCCTCAACTAAATCTTCATTTAACAACTTAACAATCTTATTACTTAAATCTTTCTTTGGGGTTGTTGCTTCAATACCCGGCGGAAGTAACTTTTTGGGATCAAGTTGAACTCGTTGTGATGAAGGTGCCCTACGGTTCATCACTTTATCAATGCTAATTTTCTTTTGTTTTACTTTAAATGCACCAGTTTTTCCCTTTACTCTCTTGTATTCATCAGTAATTAATTCAATGCTTTCAGTAGTCATCTGACTACCACCCATTCTTCCTCTAATTGATGCCTCTTTTAAGAGAGATGAATATTCTTCATACGTTAAATCAAATACATCTTGCAATCCTAAAATTGCAAGAATTTGTGGATCTATTTCTTCTTCTACTAAATCAGAAGGTTTTTTAGTTACAGGAACAATTGCCGAAGATGTTGGTGGTTCAGGTTTTTCGGAACGTATATCATCAAGTAAATCATCTAATTTATCTGATATGCTTTCTGTTTTTCCAAGATAAGTTTCTACTAACCAACTTTGATATATCCCCTGATCTGCTCCAGGTTTTCCTTCATCAAGATGAGGATATCCACGGGGATCTTTTTTAATATTTTTAATTAATTTATTAGCATCAGCATCAGAAAGATTTACTTCAGAAATGAAATCTCCAAACTCACTCTTCTTACCAGTAAGCTTCGCCTTGAGGATGCCCCAAACTTTCTTCCCTGTGCTACTAACGGGGAACCATTCTATCGGTAATCCTGATGGTGCATCAACCGCCATTTTGTTGCTGTCTTAGTTTTTCTTCTTCCAGATGTTGTTGTAGTAATGCAATGTAGATGTCCCTTTCCCAAGGGATCATATTTTCAATCTCTGTTAATGAATATTTATGGTACTGCATCAAGGCAAAGTTGATCTTGAAATAATTTTCAAGATCCATATGCACCATCCCTATGCGAAAAAACTGGAAAGACCCTCCAAAACGACAGTGCTCTCAATTTTAGTTTTTGGATTTGTAAATGTAATTTCGTGCGATAACTTAGGCATAGTTTCAAAAAACTTTTCAATTTGTTTAAACTGCATACTATTCATTTGCTCTAAGAAATCAACCAATTCCTTTTTCGTTACATCACCAGCAGCCCAAACTTCTTCTTCATTATAAATTTTGTCTACGCAGGATGCAATCAATTCAAAAGATTGATCCATATTTGTTTCATTAGACAAATCAAAATTACTTTTTACAAATTGTTCTAATGATGGATACTTCATTTCCATAATCAAATTATCATCCAGTTTAATTTGCTTATTATGCTCTGGATCTTTTTTTACTTTAATCTCATCAATATCAATATTTACAGGAACTGATGTTTCTCCATCGTCAGGAGCAATGAGATTAACTTCAATTTTTTCTCCAACAGATTTTCCGCGAATATTAAGAAACAAATATTCAATATCAAATGTTGGAAGATTTTCTACTTTAATAGACTTAGATTGAATGCAATTCTTTAATACAATTTTAATTGCATTTGAAATTTCTTTAGTATCATCACTTTCTAATGCAAGCAAGAGTAACTTTTCTTCTTTAACTAGAAAGGGTCTATACTTTATTTTTTGTCCTGTAGAAGGCAACTCAAGTTCATATGTTGGGGTTGCAATGGTAGGTAAAGGCATAATGTCCTATAGAATTTCAGTGTGATTATTTATTACAGACCAGAGAAAGGTGCTAGTGGACCAACGTTTCTACCAACATAAGGAAGACCTATTTCAACAGGTGTTTGATTTGCATTACCTGCATTGATTATTTCTTCACCTTCTAACGCTCCACCAGCAAAAGCACCTGGAATTTTTTGATTAATCGTAAAAGGATTTCCATCAAAAGCGGGTCCAAAGTAATCTTTATTTTTCAATTCTGGTATTCCTGGAGCATTTGGATTTGAAGATACATCTGAAACGGGTATGAATTTCCTCTCACGAACATAACGAATATAAGAGAATGAAACCGTACACTTTAACAACTGACTTTGTTCGTAAGAAATCGGCATAGAAACAATATTAATTGGAAAGGCACTTACAAAAGTGTAATTCATTACCGTTCCAGAAACATAAGGTTCTTTTTCAAATTTTGTTAGAAATATATCACACTTATATTGATTTGGATAAATGAACCTGTTATTTACATAAGGAGATTTGAAAGAAGGTCTATCTAAACCACTTGCTCCCCGACTACCTTCTCCCGCAATGTAATTCATCCATCCATCAAAAAATTCAATCACATTATATTTTCTATCGACATAAAAAGTTAAATCCAGAGTATCATCATATATTCTTCTATAAGCCATTTTTTCAGTAACACCATGATAATCATTTGTAACATCATGAGTTGCTAATGATGAACCAGGTAAAGATGCTTCAGAACATAAAAGTTCAATATTATCTATATCTTGAAGTGTGATATTTCTACCTAAAAAATCAACAAAACTTCCCAGAGCCGCAGGTGGAGTAAAAGACACCTGATATATTGATGTTTGAGCGATATTTAAAATTCTGGACTTCAATTCGCCCACATTATAATGGCGAACTGGTTTTGGTGTTCCCATCTATAAATACTTTTACTAATATATTATGTAGTCGGGATAATGGCGGAAAGTCTTAAGAGTATCTACAAACCATCTTATCCAGAAAAATATCAAGGCGATCCAAACAATATCATTTGCAGAAGCAGTTGGGAAAGGCGCTTTTGTTATTGGTGCGATCATAATCCTAGCATAGTGTCTTGGGCTTCGGAAGAGTTTTGTATTGGATACGTGTCTCCAGTAGATAATCGCGTTCACAGATATTTTCCAGATTACTTAATTAAAGTCAAAGAACAATCTGGTAAAATTAAAACTTATGTGATTGAAGTAAAACCAAAGAAACAAACAGTTCCCCCAAAGCAAAAATCAAGAGTGACTAAATCTTATCTACACGAATGCAAAACTTATGCAGTTAACCAAGCAAAGTGGAAAGCTGCAAAGGAGTGGTGTGAGGATAGAATGCTGGAGTTCAAAGTAATCACCGAAGAAGAATTAGGGATTAAGTAATGGCGGAAGGTTTCGGGCAGTATGTAGGAACAGGTACAGCAAGAACAAAAGAAGTTCTCAGAAGAGTTGAGCAGTTGGGAAGTGGAGATCCAGAAGATGTAATGCTTATTATTATGGATGTTTTTAAAGAAGAAGTATTATACCCAGAACCAGGAAAGTTTTATACATTCATTTATAATCCAAAGACACCGGAAATTGAATACGATCAACATCCATTAATTGCTTGCACTGAACTTTATGGGTGGGGGTTTAAAGGACTAAATTTTCACTGGAGACAGTCAAGACAATACACCTGGGAAGAAGTTGCAGGTAAACTTCACGTCGTTAAGTATAATGAGTTGGATGAATTGATCTCATTGCAATATGGAAAATTCCGTCTAAATAAATAAAAACTCCTTATCTAATGGCGGGAACTTACGGAGAACCTGGTAAAAATCCTTTTACAACTCCTGGAGTTGGTGGAATATTATCCCCTGTTGTTAATTCCACTACAGGAATAACTCAAGTTTATAGACAAGGTGCTGCAGGAACATTTCAGAGTTTAGGTACATATAACCCTTCTACTGGAAAATTTACTCCAGATGCAAATAATATAACCACGACAGAGGCAAAATCATTATCAAATCAAATAGGTCTTACTAATATTAAGAATTCCGCAATATCAACCGCAAAAGCGGCTGGTGCAACTCAAACGCAAGCACAGACATTATTATCACCAAGGGCAGCAAGCACCCCTCCACAACCAACTCCACAAAGTAGTTTAACTCCACCTTTAGAAAATTTAGAAACTCAATTTACTAAAGTAAAAGATATTAAATATGGTATTTTACGTTATCCTATTAAACAAACTAAACAAAATACTTATGATTTTTTGAAAATAGACGTTCTAAAATACGTTTCTTCTTCATTAATTCAAGGTCAAAATCAAATTTCATTAACAAGACCATCAGATAGACTAAAAGAAATTTTAGGTACAGTTATATTACCAATGCAACCCAATATTTCTGATAGTAATGGAGTTTCTTGGAATGAAGACCAACTAAATGCATTGCAAGGTGCTTTTGGGGCAATAGCTTATCGAGGTATAAGTAGTGCCTCTAATATACAAACATTCGATGACCTCATGAATGCTCTTAAGAGTGGTGGATCAGATTTACTTAACACACTCGGAACCTTAGCAAATGATCCAGGAATGTCCTCCCTAATTTCGGGATTTTTTGCAGGTCAAGCAGTTGGAGCAAATGTTCTTGCAAGAGCAACAGGAGCAGTTATTAATAATAATTTAGAACTATTATTCCACGGACCAAAACTCAGGACTTTCCGTTATAGTTATAAATTCACTCCAAGAGAACCAGAAGAAGCCACAGAGATTAAAAAAATCATTAGAATGTTTAAAAGAGAAATGTCTACCTCCCAGTCAGACACTGGGTTGTTTTTACAAACTCCAAATGTATTTAAATTAAAATACATATACAATGGAGATAACGAAGGAAAAGGAACAGATCATCCTTATCTAAATGTAATTAAACCATGTGCTCTTACAAACTTTAATGTAAATTATACTCCCGATGGAACTTATATGACCTATGCTGAAGGAGGTTCAATGACTTCTTATCAAGTTGATATGGAATTCTCTGAGTTAGAACCAATATACAAAGGAGATTATGATAAAGGTGAAGGCACACAAGGAATGGGTTACTAAAAATGGCGAAACCATATTTCAGACAAGTACCAAACTTTGAATACGTTAGTCGTGATGCTGATAGAAAGGAGATCTCAAGTTATTCTCCTGTAAAAAATCTTTTTAAACGTGGAAAATTAAGAGATGATATTTTTGGAAATTTAGCATACTTCACAAAATATAAAATCATTGGAGACGAAAGACCAGATAATGTTGCATATAAACTTTATGGAGAAGAAACTCTTGATTGGGTAGTGCTTCTTTCAAATAATATTCTAAATATCCAGACAGAATGGCCATTACCACAAACGTCCTTTGATGAAATCCTTTTAGAAAAATATGGTTCTTATGAAACTTTATATTCAGGAGTTCATCATTACGAAACTGTAGAAACCAAAAACTCATTGGGAGCAACAGTTCTTCCAGGTGGTCTCATAACTCCAAACACTTGGAGAACTAACGGAAACTTTATTCAAGTAACAAAAACAACAATCAACCAAATCTTCGCAGGTAGTGCTGGTGTTGCAACTAAAACAGTCACCGTTACAATGAATAACGGTATTAAAGGACTGCAAGTAGGTTCTCAAATTTACATCAACAACATATCTGAACGTGTTTTCAATGGACGATTTGTAGTTACCTCTGTCCTCGCACCATTTGATAATATTGCAGTTTCATTTACTTACGAATTACCATCAGTTCCTTCTGTTGCTAATCCAACCTTAAGTGGAAATGAAGAAGCAATCTTTACTGTTGATGGAAACATCGGTGTTGGAAATGCATACTACTATGAATATTATGATGATGGACTTGGTTATTATGAAACTCTTCCATCAACACAAGTAGTTACACCAATTACGAACTATGAGTATGAAGCAAAAATTGAAAATGATAAGAGAAATATTTTTGTTCTAAAACCACGTTACTTAAATGTAGTCTTCAATGACCTTGAAGATTTTATGCCCTATAAACAAGGGTCTCAGCAGTATGTCTCTGAGACCCTTAAGAGAGCCGATAATATTAGACTTTATGAATAAGTTTTTTTATTCCAAGGAATTCTTCCTTTAGTTGCTTCGCTTATTTTTCTTTTTGTTTCTTCTGAATGTTTTTTTCCAGGTTTTCCCTTTCTTTCTTGTTGAAGTTTTTTAAGTCTATCTAATCCTTCTTTAGTTTGTCTAGGTTTTCCTTTATTTGATTTTCCTATTTTTTGTTTATGATCTTCTGTTAGTATTCTTCCTTTAAGTTTTTTACTTAATTTATTTTTAGTTTCTTCATCTAATTTTCTACCCGTACATGCGGCACTCATTTTCACTCTTTGTTCCTCGCTCATCTTTTTTCCTTTGTTATGTGGGGTAGTTCCTTTTCTACTAAACCCAGTAGAAGTTTGATATGCTCTATTAGCAAAGTGTGGATTTTCCACTACTTTATAATATTGTTGTAAAATAATCTCATCGGCATATGCTTCTTCTCTTGTAGCATAATCATCTTTGATTATTATTTTTTGAGTTGGTTTAAAAGTTTTATCTTTGAAGGAACCAAAATACTTTATATCTTCTTCTGGTAAGCATTTACAAGTTCTACTACCAAAATATCCCCTATCATATTCCTCATAGGAATAATAAACATAATGATACTCTCTGGGTTCCATAGTTCTACTCTATAAAGTCGCAGTACTATTTATACAAGAAAAGGTGCCCGAAGACACCTTTTCCACCTTAAGTGCGACCTTATAGGT